GCACCATTTCGTAAAGCGAATGCGGGCGCACTACAGTTTGCACTTTGCCTACTTTACGCCAACGCATAGTGAATGGTCGATGCCGATGCATGTCTTCAGTTTGCCAAGCTGATAATTCTTGTCCAAGATCGACAGCTTTAAAATGCTCAATTTTGGCATGCATTTCATTGAAAGATGCCAGCACCGCCTCAGTGTCAATATCGAGCTCCACTCAAACCTCGTAATGTATGAAGTGCGACAACAGTTGCATGACGTCAGATCCCATCGGCGTTTTAGCAGCACCTAACGCAGCAGCCAATATTTTGTTTGGATCGTGATAAACCACACGCGCAGACTTGTGTGCCAACATTCGAATGCCGCCGGCAGCAGCGGAAGTGGTGCGCAATCGCTGTTGCCAAATCAGCAGCCCGACTGCATTCTTGAGTGCTGCCGGTGCGCCGCCAGGGAGAATGTATCCGCCTGTGTAAGTAATAACAACAGGTTCAGTGAAACCACCATAATAAGAAATTTTACCAGAATATTCTTCTACTTCGTAATCTGTGGAGGCAAGAAAGGTGCCTTCGGGAGACTCCACTGTCTCAACATCTGCAGTAGCAATTGGCCAATGATGCGGAAAGATGCGCAAGCCACTGGCCAACTCACGCCACTCTTCGCGCACACGCTCTCGAGCGAAAGTGCGATTACACAAACGTGCAACCTGGTCGGATGCAATTTGAATGAGCAACTGTATGTGCGCATCATCTGAAGTATCATTGGCTGATACCCCAATGAGCATCTTTGCCTCCGGTAACGTGACCAGATCAAAGTTCGTTGCCGGTGTCAACACATTGCAAATGGGATCAGCCATTGCGCCCTCAATGCGAAACGTCAGCAGTCAGTGACATTGAACCAGCCGCAATAGTGTGTACAGCCGCGCTCAAGTTTGTCAGCTGACAATCCCAGACATAAAGACCAGCAGCAATGCCAGCAGAAACCGTGTGTGAGAGCGTGAGCGTGATGACATTAACAGCGACTGATACAGTAAACACCGCCGTCGGCGGATCAATGGCATCTGGACGTGTACGAATCTGCGCGAGTATGGTCCACCCTGTCACGTCCACTGGATTATTATTAGCATCAGTTACTGTCAACGTAAAAGCAAAATCATCTCCGCGATAAGCATTAAGATTGATCGCCGCTGGCAGCTGGCTGAGCGTGCCAGAGGTGGTGATCGGCACCGGAATGGTCGCCCCACGCGGCGCAATCACCTCACGCCCTGCAACAACCCTCAATGGCACATTACGCACAGCTTGAACCATCACCTAGTTTCCTCTTGGAACTGCTTGAACAATGCACGAAGTTCGAGCGGTGGCCCATCCTTGCCGTCACTCATGACCGGCACCGCGGTATACTTGCCACGATCAACACGCCAGCCCTTGATGATCGGCGCTGACGCGCCAGTATCGCCTTTCGGCCCCCGCTCGCCCTTTTCGCCAGCGATTCCACGTTGCCCTTGGCGTGCCATCATCTGCCAGCCCTCACCAGGGCATGGCCCTGGGTCATCTTGACGCGCGATAAACATGCCACCATTGAGCGCTACCATGTTAAGTTCACGATATTGAATTTTCTCGTCGTAGGTCTCACAAACCCGCAATGACTTGCCATCGCGGCCGGCTATTGCTAGCGCAATCCAGTGATCACCCCCAGGCACTTGGCCTGTGTCTTTGAGCGCCTGGAAGCAAGCGCCATCACAAGCAACCACCTGACCGCGATAAGTGATCTCATCTTGCCGCCACAATTTCACGATTGGCAGCAATCCGTCTTTGCCGTCACGACCACTTTCACCTTTTTCTCCTTGTGGACCGCGCGCGCCTTCCGCGCCAGGAATTCCAGGAACGCCTTGTTCACCTTGTACGCCTTGTACTCCAGACACGCCTTTCTCACCTTTTTCTCCACGCGCACCTTGTAAACCCTCTGCGCCAGGAACGCCTGGCAAGCCTTGTTCACCTCTAGGACCGGCCAACCCAACTTCACCTTGTGGCCCGACAGCACCTGGAGCTCCAGCTTGCCCACTCTCGCCGGGAGGCCCTGGTGGACCTACGAGACCACGCTCGCCTTGTGCCCCAGGCGCGCCATTGACGCCATCAGCTCCTGCAACACCGGGTACGCCAGGAAGTCCAATGTCGCCTTTCTCGCCACATTCACCCTTCGCGCCGACTGACCCATCGGCACCAGGGGGACCAGGCAAGCCTTGCTCGCCACGGTCCCCCTTCTCGCCGGCAGGCCCTTGCGAGCCACACGCACCGTCGATTCCTGGCGGCCCCCGCTCACCATCACGCACTAATGCTAGCCGCTCCGCCAGCATCTGTGCCATCTCACTGCGTGTGCTGACGGCTTCTTCCCGCACCTTGGTCACGGCGGCTTGCGCTTGCGCTTCAATTCTTGCGACTATAGCTTGAGCTCTAGCTTCAATCAAAGCCAACTCACGCGCTATAACATGGCGCTGCTCGGCGAGCAGCTCGCCGAAGATGCTGTGCCAAGCCTCATTGATAGCGTCTGGCGGCTCTGGCAGCGGCTCGGTGGATTCCGGAGATTGCCCGTTTGACTGAGTCATTGTCGATCTTTGGTAGTGGCACAGGTGCCGCAGGTGGTGCTGCAGGCGGTCCTGGTGCTGGTGGCGGGAATGGTGATGGTCCTCTTGTTGGCTTGATCGCTTCCGCTGCGCTCAGCGGCACAACTTGCTGTTGCACGCGTGGCTCTTCACCATATGGAACTTTGTCAAGACCCTCATAGCTGCGCGCTTCATTGGGTGAGAAAATACCACCACGCACGCCAATCATCAAAGCGTCTAGCCGTTCTTTGAAAGTCGAACGCAACAACGCAGCAGTATCAAATTCAACAAACTCATCTTCACCCCCAGTAAGCGTGAATGTCTTATTGAATGCCATCTCCAGATGATGCAGACAAAAACCAAGACCTGTACTGATCCAAAATTGCATCAATGCTTCGGTCGAACTACCTGCTCTCTCACCAATGCCGAGAATTTGTTGCGGAATGCGAAACACCAGAGCGATTTTCTCATCAGAGAGTTTTAGCATCTGCGCGATTTCAGCATCCCTTGGCGGATTGCCCCAAGGCTGCAATTTGAGCCCCGCAGTCAAAATGGGCGTGCCGCCTTGATGTGCGCCTTGCGTTTGCTCATTCCACCGCTCACGCAACGCTTGCACCGAAGGTTGATCAAGCACCAAATCAGTTTGCAACACTGCCGATGGTCGCGCTTGATTCATATAAAACTGCAACTGCTGCTGGCTGATCGCCTCGCTCACACCGACGTCATTGATGGCAGCCCAAAGTGGTGACATACCCCAAAGTGGAAACGGATAACGCCGCGACCGATCAACATGAAGCCGAATATGAAGCACATCACGCTGTGGCACCATCAGCGGCGGTTCAAATTGCCTTTCAATGATGCTATTGCCAGCCAACTTGTAAAATACCTCACCATTGGCCGCCAATTGCGGGAAGCTCAACAGTGAATCCATCAAATGTAATTCATCAATTTCATAGCGGTCATTGCGTAATGCGAGCGCAAAAGCATTGCCATCCAAATAAAGTTGTCGTACCGCGTTAAGCATAAAATCCGACATGGTCTGGTACTCATTAGGCTGCTTGAGCACCCGCGACAATGATGAATTTTTTACCTTGTCTTTGCCTCCTTTATTGTTAAGACGATAGTGCCACCCTGGACACATTGCCACGGTCTGACTGTAAGCTCCCACACACGCCTCGACCATGGCCGAGCGACCAGCCAATGGCAAAACATTGTCGCCGAGCTGCCAAAAATTGGTTGGCGTACCAACTGGTAACCAACCGCCAGAGTATGGCAAAAAATATGGACCAGGACGCGTCGCACCTTCCACCGCGCGCAACACGGTACGCAAGGCACGGACAGCAATCGCTCGCGTTCCCATTCACTTCAAAACCTTCAAACGCAATGGAGGGCGGCAGCTAGCCGCCCTCGTTGTTCACGCCGGCTTGGCTTGCCGTGTTTGATAGGCTGCCGGTGCCGGCTTTTTTGGTTCCGCTTGCTTGCCCAGATGAGATTGCGATTGGGCAACCGCATTGGCTTCAGCAAATGGATCCGGCCCAGAGCCATCGTCTTCGTGCTCTGCAATGTGTTCACCCAAAGCAGCACGATCGTTCTCAGCTTGCGTAGGCGTTGGCTTGCCTGCCATCTTGATCTCCTATGTTGAGTGCCCGGTTGCTGTTCCACCGGGCGAAGTCAGGGGCGGGCACTAGGCCCTCCGTCCACCACTCCGTCTTGCGACGAAGATCATTCACCAACTTACGTTCTGCGTCCAGGCAACAGTGCCTGTGCGCCGCTGAACCCAATTGAGCGGCATGACCATGCGCAAGGCCAAGCTGTCAGTTTGGAACAGCGAGCGCTGCGGCGACGCGACCGTGCCAGGAGTGCCAGTGCCCACCAGTTCGGCAGGCGCAGTATCTTCCATGTGTAGCGTGGCTTGGTCGCTGATTTCAAGCCGCGGTGCTTCACCACCGACCACGACAAAGTCGGCTGCGTCAACCAGGATCATCGTCTTTGCTGGCACCGTGGTCGAGTCAATGAGCGGCACACCATTCAAGTTGCCAGCCGCAATCTGCGATTGGAACGGGAAGATGCCAGTGTTGGCCGCCTGCAACAACGAAGCCCGCAACATATCGGTCGGATTGACCAAGAACGTTGGCGTGCGTAGGTTACCATAAGTGCTCGTGGTCAGCGCACCGAGCAACGCAGTGAGATCGCCAATCAACGCCGCAATGCCGCCGCCCGCTGTTGCTGTAGTCACGGTAACGCCATTGAGCAGCCCAGCAGGTCTGATTGCCGTCGCTGCGTTCGCATCGATCAGCACAGTATCGACGGCCACCGACGTGTCTTGTTGAATGGCTTCGCGGATCAACCCTTCGATCGCAGGAGTTGAGTGGTCGCTCATCTCCCGTGTCCAGGTTGAAATCACTGCCATCTTCTTGGGCGTCAGGGTCTGTGAGCTGAACGCTCCCTGCCGCACCGGAATGGCCGCACCTTCACCCACGAAAGAGCCCGCAATCGTTGGCGTGCGATTGCGCGTGGGGATGATGATGCGTCCAGTGGCACCGAAGCTCAATGACATGCCTTTAGCTGACAGCCGTGTCAGAATGGCCGCCGGCATCAGCAATGGCATCAAGTCAGTGTACT